CCAGGCCACAGAGGCCACAGGCCCAGCGCAAGAATCGGGATTCGATGATCGGGGGCATGGTCTAGCTCCTACTGCTAGGACGCTGTGCACTGACATGACAGGGTGGCGTCTGGCTGGCGTCATCCAGACTGCATCGGGGCGGGCTCGAGCTACACGATGTGAGCGACAGCGCTGCAATGAGAGTGAGGCAGAGCGTGCGAGGCACCGTGGCTTAGCGGCCAAGGTAATAGGCGAGCGCCGCGATGGCGATACCATGACCTTGATCCAGCGGAAGGCGTGGCAAGTAGGGGATGGCATGGCCGGCAGCCGCAGCGAGTGAGCCGAGCACAATAAGAGCGAGCGCTAGCCCGCCGATCAGCTTGGCCCATGTGATGATGAGGCCGATCAGCTGTTTGATGGCCTGCTCGATTTGATTGGCGGTCATAGCTGCCCCATCCTGCTGTCCGCTGCGAGATTGCCAAGCAGCACGCCGATGACAATGCCGAGGACCACGGCGCCGGAGATCATGGCTAGAACCTATGCCGGAGCAGGCCACGGACGGCGATGTCGTCGTTTGTCATGCCAGTGCCAGCTTTGCTGACGGCTGTGCTGACCTCGACACCGAAGCTGGTCTTGCTGTCCAGGAGCGATGTCTCCGCCCCCAGGCCAACGTACAGCTGGCCCACGTCGAAGGCCTTCCAGTCCGTCCAGCGCCATTCGCCGAATGGATAGATTTTGAGGCCGGAGTTGACGTCGAAGCCGAGCCGAAGCTGAGCAGATCCGCTTTTGATCTCGCCGGAGTCCGCTCGGAACCCCATGCCCCAGCTGAGTGCCTTGGCTAGCCGCATGTCGCAGCCAGCGCCGATGCCGGCCGTCGCCTTGCGATCACCGACGATGAGAAAATTACCGGCCGCGTTGATCTCGACAAAACAGCCCGTGAGCCCATCAGCCGGCGGCAATCCAGCAATCAGCTGGTCAAGCGTAGCGTCTGGAGCAGGCCCGCCCTTGTCGGCAGCAATGGCGCCGATGGTGACCGCGCCGACAAATGCAAACGCCGCAGCAGCAGTGGCGGCAGCAACCATGAACTTGCGCATTGCGTTGGTCCTCAGATGGCGAGCGCTATTTGCTCGGGCTGTGGAGTTGGCGGAGACGCAATGAACAGATCCGGTACGCTTGGCTTTGGATATGGCAAATTCAACAAGCCCATTGCTTGGGCTTGCGCTTTTCCTGCCCTGTTTAGCCACTTCCAATACAGGTATTTTCCAGCGTCCATGTGGGGCACAACACGTTCGGCGCCCAATCGTTCACCAAGCTTCGTTGGGGAACTCGTTCCCCAACGAGAATTGCACGACCGCCCTGGTATAAACACACCATCCACCAATAACCCATCTTGTCGCGGTTCCCGATAATTTGAGAACGCCCAAGATGCTGCTTGATAGATCCCGCCATGGTGGTCTTGTGTGGCGTCAGCAAACGACACGACCAACGATTGATTGTTTTTCTTCAACATGCGACACGCTAACGACAAAAATGATGTCAGTGGCGCGGTTACGTGCGGCGCCCGAACCAATCGAGACAATTCTAAAACCGGGTAAGCCCATCGCGTTCCTGGAATCGAAAATGTGCACGCCGCAACCGCTTCCCCGCGATCCCCGAACAACCCGCCGGATTCATGCCATGTGCAGACGAATTGCACGTTTCCGGCCATCCGCCTTGAATAGTGGTAAGTTTTAATTAGGCGCTCCGCGTCATCCATGTGGCCGACACGAAAATGCAACTTATTGTCGCCAATCTGATCAACGCGCTGATGCAAGATTCCGGTTCCTTCCGGTGCTTGCCGCGACGCGAACACGATTTGCGGTTATGTTGATGTTGCTCAGGTATGGCGTAGCGCGTGAGTGATTCGGCGTCTCTTAACGAGACCGGGCCAGCAAGTTCCCCCTGCTGGCCCGATATTCCTTGCGCAATTTCGCACGGTGCCAAATCGCTAGCCTATTCGCGTTACGCGCGCTAGTGCATATCTGCCACACCCGTTATGGATCGCCGCGAGGACGGCAGACATGTCCGTAATGTATGGCCAACTGCCGGCACCCCATCGCAATCCGCTCCTGTGCCGCTGCTCGAGCTTGTGGAGAGTTTGATCGCCCGAGCACCGTCCTGCCGATGGCTTCCACGTCCAGGCCCGCCACAAGCGCCAGCAGCACGTCCGCCGTCGTGGGGTCGCCAATATCAGCCAACGCCCGCTTGACCGCCCTGTCCGCCTCAATACGAGCGTCCGCAATGCGAGCTGCTTTGCCGTGCACGTCGTCGCCGGACGGCATCCGCTCGCCATAGCCGCCGATACTGGCCGGCTCGCGTTGTGATACCAGCCAATCGCGCTCGAAGTCGTCCCAGCCATTTTGCAACTCTTTATCGAGCCCCATACGTTCGGGAACGGACACATCCCGCCATGCCCGCACATCGCGATTGCGACTGACGTCTGGCTTTGCGAATGACCCTTTTCGCTGACGTTCAATGGTCGGAGCAATGATGTCTGTCAGGCTCATAGTGCACCTCGTTGGAGGTACGCATGCACAACGCATTCACTTCGATTTGCAGTAGTCTGACCAGCTCCCAGTGCCAGGCAACGGTACCCAGTGCGTTGGCCTTATCGGTCGCGGTGGGCGATAGCCGACATATGACGTAAACCCGTCTTTTATCCTGATCCTGCACGGCCACCAGCCATGTTGCGGTTCCCACGCCGCTGGGAAATACGTCCCATCCTCACCCTCTGAGATCAGGACAACAGCGCAATCGTCCGGCTTCGACGCTATCGGCAGCGGCTTCATTTAGATTTGGTCCGCCATGCCTTTTCCTCCCTGGTTGCCTTGGCGTGCTTGCCCTTGCGCAACGGCGCCGGCGTCTTGTCAGACTTGGACAGCGCGCCGTCCTTCAGCTTGTAGCCGTCAATCCGTATGCCCTTGAGTTTCATTGCGTCGACGCCTTCTTGGCTTGAGCCTCTGCAATCTTCCGGTCAACCGCCTTTGCGATGGCTAGCAATGTCGAGGTCATCCCTTCGGTTCCCACTTTTTGCAGGCCGGGCTTCGTGCGTAAACGTCTGTTTTGCTGCCACCCGTCCAGTTCGCCCGCATCAGCCCGCACTTTAGATATACTTTCGCCAATTGATTCCGCACCAGATGTCGGCACGTCCGGCACGTTTCACCATCCGGCCCAGTTCCTGGCGTCCAAGCGTATCCCTGCCGATTCTTTGACTGCGCGCGGCGCTGCAACCGCTTGCGATCTGCGTCGGAAAGCGCGCTTGCATTGGGGTCAAGTATCTGGCCGAAAAGACCCGTTTCTGTCATCCTGCGGCCTCCTTCATCCACCGGGGACACTCGTCGCCTTCCAATCTGACTGACTGGTCAGAGCGTGGGCTTTTTGGATTACGGCACTTCAGCTCTGTACCGTGCGATCTTGCCCACGCGCAATTCCCGCATGCCTTCCCTGTAACCACTTTGCGCCGATAACAGATTATGTCAGCCTTGATGCGTGCAAGAGCGCTCATTCCGGCACCCCCTCTTTGGGCCACACGAGCACAACCGTCCGACCCTCTTGCGTTTGCACCCGCCAGCCTTTGGCCGTGTACTCACTGACCATCGAGGCGGGAACACGCTTTGTCCATCGCCAATTCATCGTGCCAGATCCCTGATTGCGTTCGAGCCCATGTCACACCACACCGTTACCGTGCGCGGTTCGCCGTTCCTGTTCTTCGCTATGACCAGTTCAAGCATGTTCTGGTACGCCTGCAACTTTGCTTCGCGGTCGCACTCTGCCTGTGATCCAGGCTCATGCCTCAACCGCTCCAGATAATATGCTTCGCGGTAGCAGAACAACACAACATCAGCATCTTGCTCCAGAGATCCACTGTCGCGAAGGTCCGATAGCGTGGGCCTCTTGTTCTCGCGTCCTTCCGTACCGCGATTAAGCTGGCACAGCAGCATGACGGCCAGATCCTGTTCCTTCGCGACCTGCTTGATTGCGGCACTGATCTCCGTCACCTCGTTGACACGGCTGCCGCGATAACGATCCGGCGGCTTCACGAAGCCCAGGTGGTCGATCACAACCAACCCGAGCTTCACGCCGTCCCGTGCCATCTGTTCCTTGACCGCTCGCACCCGCGCTCCGATCTCGGCAACCGACAGCCCTTGCCTGTCCTCGATCAACAGCGGCAATTGTCTGTATGCCTGCGAAGCGTCATGCAGATAGCTGACGTGACGTGCGTCCACCTTGCGGCCGATGATCTCGTTGTAGGCAATCCGCCTGTCACCAGCATACGCGATATCAGCAAGCGCCCTGGCAACGACATGCTTGGCCGGCATCTCCAGCGACAGGAACAGCACGCCATGCCCCGCCTTGGCCGTGCGCAGCATCATCGATAGCGCGGCAGTGGTTTTGCCCATCGAGGGGCGACCAGCGAGGATGATGTACTGCTGCCGCTGCCAACCGCCGACTAGCGCAGCATCCATTGACTTCAACCCGGTCGGGATTGAGTCGTCGCAATGCTCCGATGACAAATCGCTCAGCACGTCGACAAGTCCCTGGCCGATAGACACCGACACGCCCGGGTCTATTCTGGCAACGGACAAAATTTCATCCAACGCCGCCACGGCCTCGTCAGCCATGCCCGCTACGGTTGCTTCCGGCAACCCAGCCCACCGGACGAGATCCGTCCCGAGCCCGAACAACTTTCGACGAATCGCCATTTCCCGCACAGTCAACGCATACGCTGGCGCATCGCGAAGGCTCGGCACCGCCTCAACCAACCGGGCCACATAATCCGCAAACGTCAGCTTAGGGTTGATCGGCTCCCAATCGGACACATAACGGCGCAGCGTGAGCGGTGAGGCTATCTGCCCTTCGCCGTACATCGTCCGCATAATGCCAAACAACCGGGCATGCGCATCGTCGCTGAAGTCTGCCGGCTCGATTGGCGGGATGCGGTCAAGCGTGCTGTTGTCGAGCAGGATTGCTCCGAGCAACGCCTGCTCAACGTCAACGCAATCGCG